TAGCTGTTCCATACGGTATTCATGGCTCATGCTTCCTTTCCAGATTTCTCCGTTCCTAAAAAGTCCTGCGTAACATATTCTATCTCAATCCGATCCCCAGGAAAAACATATACCCTGTTGATAAGCCGGTCTATCAGCGATTGCGTCAGGACATCGGTGCTGCCTACTTCCTGAACAATTTCCCGCTGTTTCAGCCTCGCCTCATAATCACTCTGTATCTGTTTGGTCTGCGCTGTGATAGCGGCATGGACATTCTTGGCCTGTACCAGTTCCGCGTCATATACTGCTTTCTGTGACCGGTAGGTTTCCAGATCGATCTCGCCAAGCGCATACCGTTCATAAAGCTGCCGTTTGCTGTCCTGTATAGCCCGCAACTTATCTTCATGCTCGGCCTGCTGGACCGTCTGTAAATCCAGCTTATCTTTACTGCCGTCGATTCCCAACGCCGGACACATCTGCGCCCGGATCGTCTCAAAGACTACCTGCTCCAGATCAGCCATCTTTACCCGCACGCCATGACAGGGAAAACTTTCTGACACTTCGGAATGACGGCAATAAAACCATGCTCCATTTCTGAGTGACATAGCATGATCGCAGCATCCACAAAACACCTTTCCCCGAAGCAGATAGTCACGCCTTTTTTTATTGGGGAGGGAAAAACGCTTAATAGAAGTATTGGCCTGCTCAAACAATTCCTTGCTGACAATCGCGGAATGATGGTCGGGGATTTTGAACCACTCGCTTTCATCTTTGAGCTTCATGCAGCGGCTGCCGATTTCCTGCACCTTGCGTTTGCCGATTATGTAGGTGCCGATATACCGCTGATCCTCCAGCATCCGCAGGACTGTTGAACTGCTCCATACGCCGTGTGTCCTTGACACATTATAATGGTCTTTTCCGTTATCCCTCCGATACTCTCCAGGCGTGGGAATATGGAGGGCGTACAACTTGCGGGTGATCTCTGCTGCGGTATTGCCTTCAGCCGCCCATTCAAATATCAGACGGACATTTCCCGCAACATTTTCGTCCGGCTCCATACGCCCGTCTGCGCTTTTGCGGTAGCCGTAAGGACAGATAACGCTCTGGTACTCGCCCCGGCGCATCTTCGCATATTTGGCGCTTTTTGTTTTCATGGACATATCACGGCTGTAGCACTCGCTGATAAGATACTTAAAGGCAACATCAATCCCTCCGGTATCTCCTTTGAAATTGACGGTGTCAAAATCGTCGCTGACAGAGATAAACCGGGTGTGATAGAGCGGAAACACCCGCTCGATGAAATAACCGGTCTCAATGCTGTTGCGTCCAAACCGGGATAGGTCTTTGACAATGATACAGTCGATACTTCCTGCCTGCACCATCGTCAAAAGCTCCTGCACTGCGGGACGTTCAAAATTCGTACCCGTATGGCCATTATCGACAAACTCCAAAACCTCGCCATTATCCCATTCCGGCAGCGACATGGCTTTTTCCCGCAGGATAAGGCGCTGGTTCGGAATACTCAAACTTTCTGTCTTAATATCCTCCACGGATAACCGAATATAAAGGGCAATTACATATTTGCGCATGACTCCACTTCCTTTCCCTGAAATTCACTCTTAAAGCGGAAGGTCACATGAATATCCCGTTTGTGGTCTATCTCGATCCGCTCAATCAGCCGGTCAATCAGTTCTGCCGTAAGCAGGTGATCCTTTGCCAGTGACTTTGCATCCTTTTCCATAGTCCGGTAGCGTACAAACTGTTCGTCGAGAGCATCCATATCCCTTTCAAGCTCGGTGATCTCACCGGACAGTGTATTGATGGATTCCTCATAATCCGCTTTCAGTTCAAAGTATTCCTCGCTTGTCAAAACACCCTGTACAAAGTTCTCATATAGGCCGCGGATCAACCGGCGTTTCTTTTCAATTTCCTGCCGTTTGGATGACATCTGGCCCCTGAGTTTATCCTTTTCCTGTTTTTGCCTTGCCTCCAACTGAAAGAGGGGGAGAGACATTCCCAGGGCAACCGTCAGCTCTTTCTCCAAAACAGATGTGACCGTAGCGATCAGCTCCGTTTCCTGTATCATCACACCCTTGCAGCTATCTTTTTCTACCCGGCTGTTGGTAAGGCAATGAAACCAGTAAATATCCGGCCCTTTTTTGCGCTCCGCCCGCTGCCGGTGGAGACTCCTGCCGCAATCCGCACAGAATACCTTTCCCTTAAAGATATTGGGGGTATATGGTTTTTTTGGCACAGCCTTGCTTTGCTCGCAGACCTGTTTCCGATAGTCCTGTACCGCCTCAAAAACCGCATGGCTGATAATAGGCTCATGGGTATGCCTTGCAACGATCAGATTATCGTCTCCGGCCTGTACCTGCTGGTGGTCTACAATTTTGGTCTTGCCCTGTACCAGATCACCGGTATAAACCTCACTTTCCAGTATCTTCATTACAGTACGGGTCTGCCATTTCCCGCTCCCGATCAGCCCAGGGCTGGTAATTTCACCGGTAGTCTTTTTATAATGGCTTGGGGCAGGAATCCCCATTTCATTCAGATTACGCACAATACGGTTTAACGCTACACGCTCATAAGCCCACTGGAAAATCTGCTGCACAACAGGAGCGGCGGCCTCGTCAATCAGCAGTTTATGACAGTTCTCCGGGTCTTTCCGGTAGCCGTATGGAGCCCGTGCGCCAATATAGTCACCGTCTTTCATGGCCTGCCTTGCCTGGGCCTTGATCTTCCGGCCAATATCCAGCGAATAGGCTTCATTTATCATGTTTTTCAGCGGAAGCATAATGCCTCCGTGAAGATTGCCGGGGTCTGCCGTATCAAACTGATCTGTAACCGCAATAAAACGGACATTGTGCGTGTAGAAATACTGTTCGATATAATAGCCGGTATCAATGGAATTACGCCCCAGGCGGGATAGGTCCTTAACAATCACACAGTTGATATAGCCTGCCTCAATATCCGAAAGCATCTGTTGAAAGCCCGGACGATGGAAATTCGTGCCCGTCATGCCGTTGTCGATATAGGTATCATAGACGACAAAATCCGGTTTATCAGCAAGAAAATCATTCAGGACCAGCTTTTGGTTTTCCACCGAACATCCCCGTTTCTTGTTATCCTCCACGGAAAGCCGGATATACAGTGCTACATGAACATATAAAGATGGTACTGGCTCAGCCGTGATTACTGTTTCTTTTCTGCTCTTTCTTGCCATTTAACCCACCTTCCTTTCCGCGGCCTGTTCTACGATCTGCTCTGCCAGGGCAACCGCTTTTTTGTATTCGTCCTGATAATTAAATTCAATATGCAGCTCGTCCTTGCTAATCACGCGAATACTGCGGATAAGCTGCATGACTGCGCGGCGGTCAATTTCCTCCATCGTGGAAAACTGCATGAAGTGATTGATCCAGCGGTTCCGCTCGCTGCGGTTTTCCAATACATCTGTCAGCCGTTCCTCCCATTCCGCAACTGCCTTTTGCAGCAATTCAATGTCCGCATTGTATTTCCGCTTGTAGGATAGATATTCTTCTTTGGTAAGAATCCCGCTCACCAGATTTTCATAGAGCTTCGTCTTGAAACCCTCAATCTGTGCCAACTGTTTTTCATTGGCTCTGATCTGTCCGGCGTATTCCTGGGCCAGTTCCCGGTTGATCCGTTCCTGACTGATACTGGACAACAGCGAATCCAGAGAAGCCACATTTTCAATATGGCCCTTTAAGCTGTCCTGCACACACTCGATCAAGTCGTCCTCTTTCAGCATCACAGAGGAAGCGCAGCCATTCTTTTTGCCCGTAGGGCAATAGTAGTAGTGGTATTCCTTGTCTTTGTAGCGGTTTGTCTTACGGGTCATGCGGCAGCCGCAGCATCCACAGATCAAAATACCGGAGAACAGATATACCTTATCCGATTTAGGAGAGGTCCGGGTGTCAATCCGGCGAAGTCGCTGAATCAGGTCAAAATCGTGTTTCTGGATAATCGCCTCATGGGTGCCCTCTACACGAATCCACTCGGATGAAGGCTTATCCTCACGCTCCTTCAATTTGAAGTGGGGCGTTGTCTGTTTTCCCTGCACCAGTGTCCCGGTATAGGTTTCGTCCTTCAAAATGCGGATGATGGTAGTGGCAGACCATTTACAATCCTTACGGTCCGTATAGCCGCCTTTGGCATGGGGCATCCCGTGATTCCTCTTATAAGCCAGCGGAGAGAGAATACCCATGCGGTTCAGTTCATCAGCAATATGGGAAGCACTGAATCCTTCCAGACGCTTTCTGAAAATATCCCGTACCACACCCGCTGCATACTCGTCAACTTCCAAACTCTTATGCTTGTCGCCAGTTTTTACATAACCGTAAATAGTAAAAGCTCCAACAAAATCACCGCTGCGTCGTTTCACATCCAGGGCACTCCGGGTCTTTACGGAAATATCCCGGCAGTATGCCTCGTTCATAATGTTTTTTACCGATACGGTGAGATCATCTGCAGCGTCATTTTCCGTGTCTACATTGTCATTGATGGCGATAAAACGGACGCCGTAGGCCGGAAATACCCGACGCATATAACGGCCCGTCTCTATGTACTCACGCCCCAGGCGGGAAAGGTCTTTTACAATGACACAGTTAGCCTCGCCCTGTTCGATCATCCGCATCATTTCCTGAAATGCTGGACGGTCAAAGAGGACACCGCTGTAACCGTCGTCAATCTTTTCTGCCACAACCTCAATCTCCGGGTGCCGGGCAATGAAATCATCAATGAGCCGCCGCTGATTGGCAACGCTGTCACTTTCCACCGACTTGTCATCCGTATAGGAAAGACGGATATACTTAATAGCTTTATAAACCTGCATAAAAAAACACTCCTTTCGTTGCGCAGAAAAATCCCCGCAATTCAAGAAGTGTGGTTATGCCGTATTCAATTCCTTTTCCGACTCTTATTGTACCACGCTCTTACGGGAAAGTCAGCCCTTTTCTGGAAGAAATTTTGCTTCACCGTAAAATACCCTTGATACATTCCTCCAGGGTGGCACCGCCAGGGGCAAAGCTGGCCCGGACGGTAAAACGTCCGCACTTAAAACGGTAAGGGTTTTTGATCTGGCGCACAAATTCAGTGATTCGTTCCTCGCGGGGAAGCTCCTTATCCACGGTGACATCCCGAATGTCTACCAATGAACCGCTTCCGCCAGCAGTAATATTCTCCATAATACCAACTCCTTCCTGAAATTACTGGTCTATCAAAACCACATGAATAAGC